TTGGAGAAAGGAGGATTGCCTGACGGATTCATTCGAACCCAATAGATACTCAACTCCGCTTCGCGGGGCCAAATCACCATCTAACACAAACATCACATGAAAAGACTGTTGTTTCTGTTTCCTTTGTTGATTACTCTGCCCGTAGCTAGTCGTCCTGTGACTGCTACTGTTTACCACGAGTGGTATCACAATCGAGTCACCTATTGCGGTCAGACTTATGAACACTGGGGCATAAGTGCAGCTCACCCGTGGCTACCTTGTGGCACACGTGTTCGCGTAAGTTATAAAGGCCGCGCAGTTACCGTACCAATCACAGATAGATGCGAATGCAACTCAATTGATTTATCCGCAGGTGCTGCCTACAAATTAGGCATCCCACTAAACGACATCAGAACCGTCTCAATCTCTTACTGAAACCCATGACTTACTTTGTTCACTACAACGACACTAACGTGCGTAGGGTTAACAATGTTCTGCACATTTGCTCATCAAACGATGCAAACGGCAACCCACGGCGGGCTATTGTTTGTTTAGGAAACTATGGGCACATCGTTGCAATCTTCGATGAAGGCTGCGACTGGGGCGGACTATACCAACTGCACAAAGACTTCGCTAGTTGGACAAACCGTCACTGCGTCCGTGTGAATGTAACTGTGTCTGAATACACTCGGTGGCTCTCATTCGAGCCCGGCGAAGTTACAAAGATCTCCACGCAGCCTGAGCTACCTGCGTTTCAAAGTTAGGAGGCGTGTCGGAATCGAACCGACTTTCAAAGCGTTGTCCGCTTGTCCTTACCAATAGACTACCGCCCCAGATGGCCTAAGCGTAAAACGTTTCAAGAACGTACAGAGGCTTAGGCTCTATCGGCCCGATTCTAACGAAGAGCGGGAACACAAACAGCCTACATCACAAGAACACTTAACTTCAAATGACTAACTATTACTTCATCGAAGTGTCAGACACCGCGAAAACATGGACAGAGAAGTTCTGCATCGAAGCCCAAGAAGATACAGTTGTGAGAAGAGCAAAGAAGGAAATTGGGTGGAACGGTCTCAGATGTAACCGTAAGGACTGTGGCCAAACCATTAGATTGAGCCCACGCGGGCGCGATCTGGTCGCGATCATCGAAAAGGATTCGAACTAGGCTCGCTTCGCGAGGCGCAAATCACACACCATTCACACCTCATGAACTACTACACAGTTAAAGTAACTGTCAGAGACTCAGACGGTAGGGACTTAAAGTTCGAGACAGATCGAAACTTTAAGAGTGACAAAGAAGCGTTCATCTTCGCAAGCGGATTCGAAGCAGGCTTAGCTCAAGTCTGCAATGCGATCCCCGAGATGAAGGAAATTACGAAGATTAAGCGATGATAGGAGCCTTCACTTTCCGATCTGATTGGATGTCTTGTTTGAAGCTGTAGTTGCCTTCCGCCACCTTGCGCGAGAGAGCCTTACGCACATTAGCTAAGTAAACCAAGTAAACAGGGGACATGGGAACTCCGGTAGCCATTTATACAATAATGGACGGACAGACGATTACGGAGTTCACCCTGTTACACAAACGTCTCTTTTACTTCCCTTCATGTTTTAGTTCTATACTATTTATAGTTACACAAACGGAGAAATTCGCGTTAAGTAAAGACTAACTATAAAAAGTTTTTTAAATAACAGGGTTCGCCAAGCTATTTCAAAATGTAACTACGTGAAGATTGTGTTACTAAAACTCAAGTTAAGCTGGGGTTGTTCCACGCGGGGCGGTTATTCGCTATTGTGTTGAACGCAGACTCGTCTACCCTCAAAGAGCTCACTCAAAGTCGGATGATCAAGCAACAGTTTGACGTTTTCCTGAAAATTCGGAGGGGAGACTGGGCATACAGTGGTTCAATCGAAGCGAAATCGACGACAGAAGCGAAAACGATGCTTTTAAAGGAGCATCCTGAACTAAACAGCAATCAAGTAGCTCTGTACCCGAAAAGGTAACTTAGCTAAAACGGACACATCGGGACGCCTGATGGCTGCTGCGTGTTTATGGGAGTTTTCACCAGTACGAGCGGGGTTTGATTCCTCCGGTCCCGACTGTCACACAGCACTTTAAAACTCCCAGCGTGCTATACTGAGCACACGGGCGGCACCGGCCCGACCAAACGTGGCGCACAAACACATCACATAAACTCCTGATGACCATTAAAACCACGCAGCTTGTCACGCTAGCTACGAAAGCGGCAGAAGCTTTCGATGAGTTTGACGAAGCAAGCCAACAACTCAATAGTTCGTTTGGCGTTCCCTACCAAGCGACAAAAGATAATTTGCTGAGAGACATTACCCTCGCAGATACCGAAGGGCTCGACCTGAGCGTGTTCGCCGGAGCAGATAGCCGTTTCAAATTTCCGCAATTTAATACAAACATCGTTGTTCGTATTCATAAGAAACCTGCCCAACACAATAAGCTGGAGAAACTAGCTGACAAAGTGAATAAACTAGAGAGTGAGCTTAAGCTCGCGAAGATGCAACTTAAGCATGAAGTTGAAGAGCTGGTAGCTAAAGGTGAATGCGATCGAGTCACCGACAAGATCGTTCTGGCTTTCTCTCGTATCAAGTAAGGAGGATCGAGCAAATGAACGAATTCACACAGAAAGTAATCTGTTTTGCTCTTGGTTCATTTGTGTGCACTGTAGCCATCTGCGGAGCACTAGGGATTGATCCAACCGTATCGTACGATACTAAACCACTCTGTAAAGAAACGGAAGCTCTTCCGATTTCCTGTAAAGGGCGCTAAGCTTCCCACGGGGATGACCCGGTGTGATGGAGGGCCTCTTCTGAATAAGAAGAGGCAATTTTCTTCACGCAAACACATTCGCCATTTAACTAACCCAAATGACCTCACATTATTTGCTTTCCTGCTCCATCTCCGCTGACGTACGTCAGTCAGTACAGATTAAGTTCGACGACCTAAAACTCCCTAAATCGGTTATCGAAACCCTTCAAAAGAACAACACCGTCAGCCTTCGCCCAAATCTTTCAAATGCACTTAAAGCGGAGCTTGATAACCTTCGCGTTATGCAGCGTGAACTTTATGACGGCTATTGCATTCATAGTGGTGACGCTCACTTTGTCACTGCTACCTACTTTTATTCTGCTAACGCGCTGATCAAAGACATTCGAGCTAAAGCCAAGGAGTCAAACGACAAACTGAAAGACCTCTGGGAAAACGAGTACCAAGCATGGGAGCAAACAGCAGAAGGTATCCTGCGTCCTCTGTTTAGCGACGATCAAGAGTTTAAACTCGCTTTCGATGCTTACATGAAGTTCTTCCCCACGAAGGAAGAGTACAAGGCTCCGATTCGAGTTTCTGTTCTCGGTCCACTTCCTGTATCAATGGAGCGGGTAGAAAAACCGGTTGAAGGGGACTTGGATAGCCTCCTCATTTATGAGAATCAGATCAACACTCAGCAAGTTCTCGAAGCTGCTCAGAATAATGCGGCTGACAAAGCTTTGATGCTTAGTTCAGAACTTCTAGATGATCTCGACTCTCGTCACATCACAAAGATCGGTAAGCAACAAACGGGAGGGGACAAGAAAAGAGGTAGTTGGCAGATCACTGCGCAGAAACTGAAGCTAATTAGTAACAGTGTTGCTGGCTTTGAGAAGCTGACAGAACTCGCGGATTCACTTCTACAAACTGGAGTAGACATCCAAGCGAGCGACAGAGGCGTTCGCCAGAAAGCTACAGAAAAATTCTTCGAAGTCCAAGACGAGATTCGGAGAGAGCTTGAAGAGATCTGTGAAAACAGAGACTCGACAAAAGGACTGGAAGCTCTTAAGCAATCCTTAGCACTGTCTTCGACATACAAGACTCTATGTGAACGGATTAAGACAGCAGAGAATGCTAATGCTTTAAACCTCCTTACAAAAGACGTAAACCTTGAACTAGACATTTACGCACAACGATCAAAACAACTTAAGAAGCTCATGAATCAACGCAAGGAACTAATCGGTGCCATGAGTGAGAATCTCGATGGCTTAATCGAAAGCGTCACAAAAGACGAGACCGAAACCAAACCCATTAACGAACCTGACTTCTAATGCACCGCACTGTTTTCGTCATCAAATCCGAGAAAGGTTTTCTACAAGACGTAGAAAAGTATACGTACGCCGTAGATAAAGCCGTTCAGTTTGCGAGTTTTGATACCGCAACTAACAGACTTAAAACCGTGAGCGGCTACTTAAACACTCAGTGTTGGATCACTGAGGAAACGGTCCCTTTCCCACGGAAAAATTCCCTTCTTGAATCCTCCTTCTGACCTTCCAATGAACGACACTCTCTTCGCCAAACTTCAAAACTTTCGGAGCGATCTAAACGCAGCGACCCTAGAACGGGAACATGTTATCGATGGGCTGCTTGCGTGCATCCTTAGCAAACAGAACGCATTTCTTCTGGGGGTTCCTGGTACAGGTAAGTCTGACTTAGTACGAAGCGTTTGTAACGGTATCGTAGACGCTAACTACTTCGGCTATCTTCTAACACCAACAACAGATCCCTCAGAGGTTTTCGGTCCAGTAGCAGTAACGAAACTGCTTAACGATGAGTACACTCGTGATGTAGACGGTTATTTGCCTAGCGCACATATTGCTTTTTTAGACGAGCTGTTCCGTGGTAGCTCGGCAATCCTGAACTCTCTCTTGACTCTCCTTAATGAGCGAACTTTCAATAACGGCAAGGACGTAATCACCACGCCGATTGAGTCAATAATCGCCGCGACGAATAGCTGGCCGGAGGAGGAATCCTTGCAGGCTTTCGCGGATCGTTTCCTGTTCCGCCCCACGGTGAATCTGCTTAAGAAGCCCGTATCAAAGCGAAAGCTAGACGAATGGGCTTTGGGTATCACGCAGCGCCCTACCGTGACGGATTGCCTAACTCTGTCAGAGTTAAAGGAACTTCAAGAACATGTAGCCTCTGTTCAGGTTGGGGAGGAGTTCCTCACTAAGTACAGCTCAGTATGGGACCTTCTTGCCAGCAGAAACATCACTGTTTCTGACAGGCGGCGAGTGCAGATTCTCAAGTTCCTCAAAGCGTGGGCAGTAGTTCAAGGCGACGATGAACTGTATGCAGAGCACATGCACGACAGCCTTGTCCATATTGTTTATCAAAACGAAGAGGATCAAGGTGTTATTAAGGAAGTCTTAGATCAAGAAATCCCGACAGCAGATAAGATTTTCAGCGACGCTAAGCGAGCCGCTGCAGGGATCATGTCGGAGTTCACTACGTACTCCCACAGGTATCAGGGAAAGGGCTTAGGTGATCTCAATGAGTTTGTTGGGCTCTTGAAAAAGTACTACAAAGATATGGTGACAGTTAAAGAGAAAGTCAATGAAATTATCGATAGCAGCCGTTACAGGATGTCGATAACCTCACGATCCAATGGGATGAAGCTTATCCAAGCTTTAGAGAATAACTGCGATACACTAGCGAAAGAGATTAGTGAGCTCAGCGGGTGATCATAGACGATACAGAGTTTGATGTAAACTTCTACGTAGATACGTGCGGCAACGATTGCTACAAGGTGCAGCACGTATCTGGGTTAACTGCTACAGTATCCTCCGCTCACTTGGTAGAGGAGAAAAAAGTTCAATTACTTAAACTCCTGCAACAAAATGACACAAGACAAACAGACTGAATTTGTCCGCCTTGTAAACGAACAGCCTCTCACACTCGCTTGCTCCGCTCTTGCGGACTTCTTATGGGACGACTTCATCAGGGATTCGCGTCCTTCGATCACCTACCTTGTAGAGCAATACAACATCAAACAACTCTCACGCTTCGGCAAAGAGTTATTTGAACGTCTTTATAACGCAGATGATGTTACGTGGTTAGTCACAGAGAGTGCATTCGAAGACTACTTCAGGGCTTTCTGTGATGGTGACACCAGCGCTGTCCCGCAAGGGTACAAGCCGGAGAATTCCTTGTGGTACTCCATAATGGCTCACCTCTCTCAGGCAGCAGCATGGCCAGCTTTGCTTGAGCGCAGTGTTGGGAATCAATTTAATGCAGGTAATAATGCCATCAACATCCTGAACGAGTTATCGAAAGTAATCGAAGAAGCAATAGAGCAGTCGAAGTTTGACGTAAAGCTTCTCACCGGATCTGGCGACGAGCTCGAAAAACTGAGAGAGAAATTCGCAGAAGCTAATGCAGCTGGCGATAAAGAAGAAGCTGAGAAGGCGAGGCAACAAGGTAAGAAGTTGGGACAGAAAATCTTAGAAGCTTTACAAGAGCTACAACCAACTATGCAGAGTAAAACGCAGAAGGTTGTTGACCGAGCTCTGCAGGCTAATGACGATATTTCAGAGGCTCTCAGTGCTCTCCACGGTGACACTCCGGGAAAAGGGAAGCACACGACAAACCTTCAGGAGAAGCTGGAGCTGGCTAAAAAACTGCGCTCGAATCGCGAGCTTCGCAAGCTAGTCGAAAAGCTTGGAGCTCTTCGCAGGATCTGGCAGGAGCGCAAGCGAGCTAAGAAAATAGCTTCAACTTACGAAGAGATTAAGGGAGTCTCTTTTAGTGACGATATTGTTCGAGCATTCCCAGCAGAGATGGCACTGGCTTCAAGTCCGGAAGGTAAAGCTTTGTTCGCTCTCAGATACACTCAGAAGAGCTTGCTTACTAAAGACTACACAGCACATAGAAAGGATATCGGCAAAGGTCCGATAATCGTTTACATCGATACATCAGGCTCTATGTCCGGTCAACCGGAACTGTGGAGCAAAGCAATCGCGTTCATGGTTGCGGAGGAAGCAGCTAAAAACAAGAGAGACGTTGAGATTCATCTCTTTGACACCCAGATAAACGGATCAGTTCAACTAAAAGGAGACGACAAGAAGAATACAGAGCTTTTAAACTTTGTTGGGACGTGGACTCTTGGGGGCGGCACATCCTTCAACGCTGTTCTTATCCACGCTCTGAGGTCGCCTACCCTGTTGGAAAAATCCGACATCCTCTTGATTACGGACGGCGAAAGCGAAGTCAACACGAGTAGAATAAAAGAACTCAATGATCTTAAAAAGAACAAAGGAGTTCAATGGAGCACTGTGTGTATAAATACAACAGTACCTCCCGTGTGCAGATCCTTCAGCGATGATGTTTACAGTGTAGACATTAACGACGCAGATAAAACCATTGATGTTATTCAGAAATGTTTAAACTGAAATTGGTGATCCTACGATGGCTCCTGACTCCCCAGCAGACGTTATCCGCTCCGTACATGATCGTTACGTAGGTAATGATCAGAAGGTTGACGATGGTCCTGATCTCCCGCATAAAGCTCGACTCGGAGCACTGTGGTGGAATACAACAGAGGATAAATTATTCATCTGTGTAGGAAGGGTAGATGGGAAGATGGTTTGGAAAGCGCTGCAAGAATTCTGATGTCAAAAGATGACTGCAGCGCGACAATTCTCGATGTACTAAAAAAATATGAGTTAACTGAAAACTCTTTGGAGATTTTATATAACTGGGTTCACTCCTGCATAAAGATAGCAATAGATTATATAGATGAACCGAAAGAGTTTATCTGCTGCAGGCGTTTCAATGGATGCCTAATTGAGTACAGAAAGAACGTAGGGACATTCAACCTGCTAAAACCTCAATTAGATATAAACACTGAAGGGGTTCCTTCTCCCACGGGGGTTGTTTATGACGTGACTCTATCGATATCCACTTATACAGACTTAAATTTTGGCGTAGAGGATTTAAGAATGTTGTCTAAGGACATTCGATTGGACGCACAAGATTTCTGCGACCTCAGCCTGGACATAGCCTGCGAGATCAAGCAGTGGAGCGAGAACATCGAAGCCGTATTCAGGGAAGCCTCGCTCGAACCCAAATATTAAATAAATATTATTGGGGCCGCTCTTCAGGGTCTATTCGATACCATTGCATAGTCCGACCTTCCTTTGACATGGACATTCAATTCTCTTTGCATGGTTCACCCCTCTTGTACGCAGAGGCGGAAGCTTTGATCCAGACCAGCTCAAAGATCAAAAAACCCCTTAACATCGACATTACTGATTATGTAAATGTCGATGAACTCAACAGTAGCAAACTCTTTGATCTCGCTGTAAAAACCCAGAATCAAGAGCTTGCTTCTCTCGCTTTTAAGATATCCGTTTCAAAGGATAAAGCTCCAAAAAAGAAAGAAAATAAAAACACAATAGTAAACATCATTCCATATAAAGATAAAACAAAAAGCGTAGAAGATATTATTAGTGATATAAACATGTCCTCCTCCTACCCGATGATAGGAGCTGCGATGATTATGAGGATGCTGTCAACAAAGGAGGAGTCGACTCTGAGAGAAACTGCGATCTTCTTTGCGAACCTTATGTGGAACGACCCTACGGTTGCAAAAAACTCTAAGTTCTTCAAAGGATTCGAGTTTAAAGAAGGTGCCTTGGTGCCGCTCCTCCTCCGTGACGGGGTTGAGCGCAGGCATACCTTCCACGTGGCTCCGATCTACTTAGGTTTACGGGAGGGGCTTGCTTACTGCGTTGAGAAGGGTCTCGTCCGCTCACGGCGGAGGCTTTCTACTGGTTCTCCATACCGCGAGACCTCCCCGAATGCCGAGCAGATGCAGCGTGTGTACTACTCCTTTAAGGCGACAGAAAAAGGTAAAGATCTCTACGAGACGTGGGCGGATATCGATAACTATATTCGTATGAACTTCCACGGGCAGCGCCAAGCATCGTAGACTAGCTTCCGAAAAGACACGCACTCCCGAGCCGTCTGAAAAGGCGGCTCTTTTATTCCCAAAAAACCTCATGAAAGTTAAGTACATCACATCAGACGTTGAAGCGAAACAGGCTTTACTTGACCTGGAGGACTCTAAAAAAATAGCGTTGGACACAGAAACAACTGGTTTAGACAGTTGGGTGGCCAAGCTTCGCTTAGTCCAAATGTGCTCTGCTGAGCAAGAGAGTGAAGAAGATAAAATCGTTTATGTGTTCGATATGTTTAAAATCTCATCGGAACCAATTAAAACCTACATAGAGTCGAGAGAAACATTAGTAATCCACAACGCAAACTTTGATCTGCAATTTCTTTACTCCATAAACTGCGATTATAAAAACCGTGTTTTCTGTACGTTTATTGCCGAGAAGGTACTGAGAGCAGGTTTCAAAGAAAGAAAGATAGCCCCAAAGACGAAAAAGCCTTACTTCGCAGATATTTCCTGCAGTTTGAAAGCCGTGGCTGAAAGAAGGCTGGGCCTTGAACTAGATAAAGAGCAGCAAGTGTCTGACTGGAGCGCAGACGAACTTAACGAAGAACAGATTAAGTACTCCGCTAAGGACGTTTTAGTCCTACCTCTTATCGCCCGACAGCAGCTCGAAGAACTAAAAGAAGAGAACCTGCTATCGATTTACTCTTTAGAAAGTCAGTGCATACGTCCTGTGGCTATGATGTGCCGCACAGGATTTAATGTTGACATTGAAAAATTAAAGGACTTAAAAATTAAAGTAGAAAAAGAAGTCGAAGAAAAAACTCATAAATTCGTACTGGAACTAAACGCTCGCCTGCCGGATGGCGAAAAACTACCTAAGCGAGTGACGGGAGAAATAGCTGTTGGGAAAGATGCGAAGAAAGAATTTAATCCTGGATCAACTCAACAAGTAATACGGGCCTTCCAACTTTGTGGGATAGCGGTTCCACTATCGAAAACAACCGAGAAGCCCACGCTCAATCAGGTGGACTTAGCTGAATTTGACAGCGACGATACGACTCTAAACCTTTATAGAGACAGGGCCAAATCAGAAACTCGTCTGGAACACGTAGAGAAATTACTCGCGAACGTGAACCCTATATCTCACAGGATACACTCAGGTTACAACCAATATGGAGCAAACTCTGGGAGATTTACAAGTAGTGGAGCTCCCAAGGTCGCTGCGAGCAAAATCAAATCAGTTTTTGGTGTAAATATCCAACAGGTACCTCGTTCGAAAGACTTCCGAAGTGCTTTTATAACTACCCCAGGCTTCAAATTAATTATTTGTGACTGGGCTCAGATCGAACTGCGACTAGGTGCAGAACTCGTAAATATCCCTCAGATGAAGCAGGCTTTTAAAGAAAAAATTGACCTTCACACGATGACTGCGAGTTTGATTTATAAGAAGGATGTGAGTGAAGTCAGTAAAGATGAGAGGCAAGATGGTAAAACTCTTAACTTCGCATTACTGTATGGCATGGGTTATAGAAAATATAAAACATATGCAGCTCAAAGCGGAAAATTAATCAGCCTGTCGGAGGCTAAGGTTGCCCACACAGCCTTCCATGCTGCGTATCCACGCTTGCGTGAATGGCATAAAGAGAGAGCGGCTCTTGTAGCAGATGGATGGGCTTACGTACGAACTGCCTGCGGGCGCCGCAGACTTCTAAGCTACGATGACGCTACTATGATGTGCAGCGCTAATACACTTATACAAGGCTCAGGTGCAGACATCTTAAAAATAGCTATATCTAAATTAAACCAGCATTTAAACGATGATGCGCGTATGGTTGCGTGTGTACACGACGAAATCGTACTAGAAGTTAAAGAGGATCTAGCAGAAGACTACAAACGAATATTAGAAGATACGATGATCTCTGCAGCAGAAGTTGTCCTTAAGACAGTACCTGCTGAAGCAGATGCAGGCATAGGTTTATCCTGGGCGGACAAATAACGTTAAGCTATAGTGAGTAAAGAGTATTTTTAACCAAAATGGGCGATATGCCGATGCGAGCCCAGATGGCAGCCGCAGGCTATGGGGGTGGGGCTCCGACAAAACAAGGTGCAAAAACGTTTTTACAGAAAAAGGGTTATGGAGATGAACTTAACTTACCTGAGATAGAGAGGATAAAAGCGGTAGGCGTTAGCGATTCCCAGCTAGCTAGGTGGATTAAAAAGCAAGAGGTGCCACTGGGGTCGCAGGCTGCCGCTAAATTTGGTATTGATCGCTTATCTTCGGGCGCTAATTTAAGGCCCGAATATGTAGAACAGTTTAGGGAAGCAGGCTATTCGAATAAGGATATTAGAAAAGCGTATGAGGGAACAAAGGGAACTATTGACGAGCGTGCGGCAGAGATGATTGCGCCAAAAGAAAAATCTTTCGATCTTTCTTCGTACGATATTGCTAGCAAAGGTGGAAAAAACTTTGGAATACGGGATATCGAATTCTTAAAATCCAAAGGATTAGGTGAGAAAGAAATACAAGATTACGCCGCTGGACTAGATCCTTCCCTGATCGGTAGGAAGGCACGTGCCGGTTTAGGTGTGCTTGCCCCCACGCAGAGTGGCGAAGAAAATGCCGTATTAGGACGTAAAGAACAAAGGATTCAAGAACTTCAGGAGGATAAACAGAGTTTACTAGACCAATTAAAGAGCCTTAAGACATCAACTGAGGAAGCTCCAGAACCTGAAAAAGCCCAGGAATTACTGAATAAAACGATTACAAATATAACGTCAACATCTAAGCCAGAGACTGCTACTGTCTCCACGCCGACTATGCTTGGCGGAACTCAGGTTGTTTCACCGAGCGTGATGTACGGCGGATCGTTTTCTCCTACGATGAGAGCCCCCATCACTCAGACCATTAGAGGTGGTATGGATATGGGAGATATAAAAATCAGCAGTGAGATGTCTCCTACGTATAAAGACATTGGGAATATTGCAGCAGGGGTCGAAGGAGCTACGGGAGAAACTTCTTCTCAGACAGCGGGCGTAACGACGGATGTCGGAGGTATCCGCGAAGAAGTGGATAACCTGATAGAAAAAGCGAAAGCTAAAAAGAAGTAAATCGTATTCAACCAGCCCGAAAGAGAATCGAAGGTATACTTAAATTAAGTACGCCTTCGATCTAGTGGCTCGCAGATTCGCAAACGTTAAAAATACCAATACACAAACTTCCGAGACTACTTTTACTCCTGATACGGCAGCCGTTTCCACCCCAACCATGGCAGGTGGGACTCAAGCCGTGGCTCCTGAAGTCGGTTACGCAGGGTCATTTGCGCCTCAAATGAGTGCGCCTATAAGCTTCAGTGTTCAGGGTGGCGGCGCTGTTGGAGCAGGTAAAACCGTAAGAGGCAGTCGATTAGGGCGTGGCGGCCCGGAGCTTACGCGACCCGTAAGTGGTTCGGTAACTATGGGCAACGTGTCAATTTCTAGCACGATGTCTCCCACGTTCAGCAATATCGGAAACGTAGATGCAAGTGTAAAAGGAGTTACTGGAGCGGCGCAAACGCAAACTGCTCCCGTCTCGACCACTGTGGGCGCCCCCCAAACACCGAAATTCGGTGGAATCGGAGGACAAACTTTTGTTGAACCTGGGCCATCCCGAGGGAAGCCTGCGCCGAGCAAACCAGCAAAGAGCGGATTCGACTTAGGTACTTATGACATAAAGTCACAGGGAGGTGCAGGTTTTGGCCTGAAAGATATCGAGTATCTCCGCTCGCAGGGAGTTACGGATAAGCAAATGCAGGACTACGCGCAGGGCTTAGGTCCCAACGTGAATTTCGGCAAGGTGGCAAAGGAGACTCTGGGATTAGGTATTACCGCTCCCACCCCGGCTGGGGTTAGGTCCACTCCTGCACAGAGAGCAAATACGGCTCAGCTTGAGAACCAAATGGGTGGGTCTACGACCTCCGTCAGTAATGTGCCAACAGGGACGGGGCCATACGCCCCAGGTAAAGGTGCAACTCCTAAGACAACGGCTGCTTCGAATCAACTGGCGGGTCAAATGTCCACGGGGGGAGGGTTGCAAACTTCCGGCGGACAACAAACCTCCTCTAAACAGACAACTCCTGCTAAAGCGACGAATGCTAAAGCAAGAGCTCAGGTCATAAAAGCTAAGGAAACTGTAAAAGAAACAAAGTCCGTTCCCAAAGAGGACCGAACGAAAGCAGACAATAAAGCCCTAGAAGCATCTAAAGCTAAACTCCAACTGGAGAGGCTTCAAGCGGATAAAGAGCGATCCGAACGGACTAAAGCAGAGCAACGGGCTGTCGAGGAAGCTAAGGCAAAAGCAAAAGCAGCGGCAGAAGCCGCAGCTAAAGCGAAGGCCAAAGCTCAGGCAGCTAAAAAGGAACCAGCAAAGACGACGGCGAAAAAGAAATAAATGTAAATAGTACACAAGGAAGCCTCGTTTAAAACGGGGCTTTTTTTTATTGCCAGATCGCGAAGAACCTCATAAAATTGCCGCATGTTACGCAGTGTAAATGAACCTCGTTCAACTGAAGTTAAATAAAGAGAAGGAGATTCAGGCAATCAAATTAAACGCGTCTTACCACGGAGTGATCCTGGTTGACGAAAACGTATTTATAACCGAGGAGAACTTCGAGTCTCCCTTACGTGCGGCTAACTACGCAAGGAAACTGAAAAAAGAGAAAAAAATAAATTCCTGCTCTAAAGAAAGACAAAGTTCTTTAAAGACAAAAATAAAGCCTAAAATAATCGAGACGATAAAATTATTAACTGAGGCCGACGTGGCTGGCCATACGCCTCTACATTACAGGGAAATTTGGGTGATCGTTTCACCCTCAGGGACTTTTGTACATCAAACGCTTAAAGAGGGCTCTGTCGTTAAATATGGTTCTGATCGGGATAAAGCTCAAATTTTCAAGACATATGAAGACGCTATAACGATGGCAAATACTCTTAACTGTGTGGTTAAGTGTGGGCATACACTGAAGAGATTCTTTATAGAAAATAAAAGTAAGTGAAGGAATCTTACATACTTACAATTACGAAAGGTAAAGCAGAGAAAAAAATAACGATTTACGCAAACGACAATAACCACGCTGTCGCCCAGGCTGAGGATATAAGTAGGGCTCTGGATGCAGAAAAGTTTCAGGTTAGTTATGGCGATGAGAGTAAAACACTACTGTCGTGCTTATTTAAAAAACTAGCTTTTAATAACTTCAAATATGATCAGTGCGATGAGTGGACCGGCTCGCACACAAACGAAACCCCGTGCCTATACCTATTTAAGAAAAGGCTGTATGTACGAAACATAATCTTAAAGTACTTAGATATTCCTAAGGATGACTATGTAACTAAACTAACCTGCAAAAATACTAAATGCACAAATCCTTATCATTTCTGCTATGTCCCTCAGAAAAACTCGAAAATCTCTGGCGCGGATCGCGGTTTGGCGGTAGCCTATCTGAGCCAAGGCGCCAGCGTTTCGCAGGTTGCCTCAGCACTCAACGTTCACCGTTCAACCATTTACAGGAACCTAAAGCATGAATGTTTTCATCCTCGGTCTGCGAGTAACGGAAACGGCTCAGGAAGATGAAGGAACTTTAAACGTTCTAACAGAATCACTTCCATCTAACGACAAACGAGTACCAACCAAAGTACAGCTCCTTCAAAACAAGGATCATTACGTCGGAAAACTTCTTAACGGCTTAAAAAAAGACGACACTGTTTTAGCTGTAGGGCCGACGCGTCCGACTCCCGATGGATGGCTGCAAATGCAGCCCATGCTGGTTGTTTCACAAGAAACTAACTTCGACGATCTTTTAGCGATCAATCTGTTTGTTGCCACGGGTGGCTTAGGTCCTAAGGCAGATGAAATCGAGTTGAGTGACACTACTGTCACAAACCGTTCTCTTGCATGGCAGACAGATAATGCCGAAACAGCATGGTTTAAATTGACGGGTTGGGGTGAGCTTTCTAAACAGCTCTCCGAACTAGCGCCGGGTACTCCGACAATCGCCGTGGGGCGCGTCTCCACAAGCGAGAAGGACGAAAAGTGCTATCTGAACTACAACTTAGAAAAAGTTCTCTATCTGCCTAAAACAACTAAAACCGCTCCTAAGAAGGCTGCTGATCCAGAAAAAGGAAAAGTGGCCGCTGCTGCTCTCGGTTCGATTGATTTCTCTCTCTGATTTGGTGCTTTCCCATGGTTTTTATCGCTGGTCAATTTTCTGAAGACGAAATTCTCTGTAACGTTCCCCCGCATACACTACGAATTGATCTTCAAGCTCGCCGCTGGAAATCAGACGTAGACCCTGAGAACGCAATCGTTGATAAGAACGATAACGGTATCCCCATCGAATTTGTTCTTCTCGGTTTTGTTCCCTACTTCGGAAATCTAGGGCTTCGTAACTGCGAAGAGTTTCTTCGCATCGCTTACATCGGTGTTAGTCCCAAGCATCGTTTGTTGCCACCGCGTTGCGTAAGTACTTCGATGATTGGGGGTAAGTCCTCTCAGAAAAATTTCATTAGTTATTTCCAAACTCTGTATAACAACCGTATAAACTGCGCGTCAATTATTACATCAACAAAGTTCGTCACTCGCAGCTTCAATGAGCGAGATCCCATGACGGGAGCTGACGGAGCAAAGATTAATTTCAACGCACTGGAATTTTCTGATCGGCCCGCCGAGACTGAAGAAGAACAAAAACTAATCGAAGACATTAATGTTTGGCTTTCAAACAAAGGGACGAACCTCATCACGTCGGCGCTCAAGTCTCACATTCCTGGATCGGATCTGGTTGAGCTTCCACTTGGCGCAGACCATCAGGAGATCAAGGCGCAATTCGCCGCCACGCGTCCATCCTCACATGACCGGGCACTGGGTTCTGCTCCTGTCGCTAAGGCTCTTAAGTCCGCTTCTGATCTGGATAACACAGAGGAGAAGCCAGAACCTCCGCAACCAAAAAAGGCGTTGGAGCTGACGGAAGAGCAAGCTAAGAGTCTCGGGTTAGACTTCTGAAGCGAAGCCACTAACAGAGGGGCGTCATTTGACGCTCCTTTTTTTTGTGCAAACTCATGATCAAACATCGAACACTTCGAATCAAGAAGGATCCGTACTGGATTTCTGTCTATCTGACTTACTGGGGTAAGCACACCTGGAATCTCGGCGCAGCCATTTGCAAGTCAAGACGAGCAGCTAACGATTGGAACAGAGGAAGATATAAACGACGACGTGTAAAAAAATTTATGTCCTCCTTAAACCCTTCGACATTCGCTCACATGTACGCTTTAAAACGTCTTGTGCAAACAGCAATCGAAGTGGTTCCCCACGGGGACGGTGTGGTGATTTGTCCAGAACAGTTGGACAGAACTTGTCTCGCTAAGTTCGCTGAGAGATTCGGGTTTACCTATCATCAATCGGATGATGTGTCTCTTTGG